TAAAGAGAAAAAAGTTTTGTACACCCGCATGGTGCACTACAGCACGTTGTACAACTAAACAGTGTTGTAACAACTGTAATGAACAACACTGAACTTGTATACATGCCTATACTGTATCATTAATGAGAACAATTATTATTTTATTCAGCGGTACAATTATTAACAATTTGTTCATAGAATTAACACATTTGAGGACTATACTATAGACAATGAAAGGAGGAACAAGAAAGAACGCCTCAAGAGCCTACTTAACCGGGCTGTACAGGGTTAAGGGATAACCTAGCGGGCCAACAGCAAAGGGCAACACAAGACAGTACAATGTGAAGAAAGGGCTTTTGTTAAATTTTATTGATTTTCCTAGGCAACACGGCACAATAGTAAGTCGGTAAATTGGTTATGAATGCGCCGTGTAACGTGGGAAAATCCACGTATTATCATTGAAGAGGTGTAATATTATGAAAAAGGGTATTAAAATTGAGATGTATCTGGACGTTGTCAATGAGTATGGTGACCGTAATTGGAACTATGTGTGTTCCATTTGGGGCGATTCTATTGAGTTTGACCACGGCAGATGGTATCTCCGGGCCGCTAATGGTTCTTTAGTGAGTTGCGGCAACATTTCTGAGTTGCACGGAAACGGTTATGATGACTTCGATTATAAGTTCATCAACGTCATTAGGTATTAAGCCGAAACCGGGTACATCCCGGTCATAACAGGATGACAACCTGTTATCTGATGATGGCAAGTCGTTATCGCAGTATGTAGTCAAAGTATCATTGTAGAGGTGTACTGTATGAAAATCGAATATTTTTGTCTGCGTTCAATGCCGTATGCTCAGTGTCACGTCGAATTGTCTGTTGATGATTCTGGCTTGTTCAAATCTGTCTCTTTGGTGTCTTACAGCACTAAGATTCTCACCTTAAATTATACAGATGAAATTTGGTGCACTGTTAACTATCCCGTTGACTGCTCTAGGACTACTGCGAGACACGTTAACAGATTTACTTCTGAGTTCTTTGGACGCAACCTGTACCATGAGTTGAAGAGAATGGGTTATGGTTCTAGCAAGTGCTACGAGGGAGTATTTTATACTTGTATGGAGCAAGTTCAGTGGTATGTGAACAATGGCAAACACTTCCACTACTAAGTCGAAACACCGGGGTATCCGGTGTCCGCACAAGATGGCAACTTGTACGCTGATGATGGCAAGCCAAAATACATTGAAGAGGTGTATAATTATGAAAATGAAAAAATATTATCCGATTCTCAAGTCCCGTGCTGAGTACTGGTTTAGTGACGTGTTCAATCGTCAGCAGTGGGCCGAACATGTTACGGGTGTTCAGAAGTCCGGCGAATACAGTGATATTTACGTCCGGTTGGCGTGGGATATGGCCGCATGTTCACAACTGCTGAGGAACGTTGCGGCTGGATTGATGATTGCAACGCCAATGATAAAGCAATATGAGTGTTGTTATCTCGTAAAGCAACTGACATTTAACGATATGAGCAAATGCAATCTGTAATTCCTAGGCCGGTATCCTGTACCGCTGTACAGGGTACTAACGTGGGAACTACCACGAGAAAGTGAGGGCATGAAAAATGTCTCTGTATCATTTCCAGTGTATCGCACCTATTTTAGCGGCTGTTGCTGTATGCTTTGGCCTGTACCTGTATGCAACTTTGAAAGGATGGCTGTGATATGATTAGGTTATATCTCAATAATTACAAACCAGCCGAGCTGGTTCAGCTCTATAATGTGCTGTCGCTTGCTCGTACTATGGTCAAGGCTGATGTTCCGACAAACACGGTAAAGGACTTAGATGAAGTATTACAGTACATTTCCGGGTACATGGATGCAAAGGGGGATTCTGCAAAATGAGTGCACGTTTGACTGCTTCTCAGCTGGCACACCGGGTGTATCGGTATCTGCTGGTTCAGTATTCAGCTGAACAGCTCCAGAACACCTATTACACTATGGACACGAGGGTTTTTGATGACCCTGGCGTGGCGTTCTACCCGGATATTGAAAACCGGTTCAAAACGCCTACTGACGCTATGACCTACTTGTTGGAAGAAGGCTTACCTATCTGGCTGGTCAAGTCCGGTACTAATTACCCGCTTGAGCACTTTACCTACCGAAAAGCTGAAGTGTTATTTGCCTTGTAATTTCTAGGCCGGTATCCTGTACTACGGTACAGGGTACTAACGTGGAAATTACCACGAGAAAGGAGTGTTGAAAACTATGTTGAAACTGTTGAAAGTCCCGCCTTAGTTGGGAATACCCGATTGTTAAATTTTTAACAATCGTATAGAAAAGTCCCATAACTCGGACGTATAAAATCTCTATCCCGAACGCAACAAAAGTACATGTTAATTTGTACCCAGATATGGTACAATAAGTGTGGGAGATAACTTCCATCTCCTAATTTAGACGCTTCAACACAACACAAAACAAAGGAGTATTCATCATGCGTAAGTATTCTATCACCCGCCGTTCCATCGTTACCACTGCTACCGTCAAGGCCGTCAACTTGAACACCTTTGAGGTGGTTGATATGACTGCCACTCTCGAGGGTGCATTTGCTGACAACTCTGCCGCACTCAAGGCCGTTCAGAAGGTCTGGGAAAATGACGAGTTCAATCCTGTGGCTGTCACCGGTATGGCTTGCAAGGTCAAGACCTATGGTATGACCGCCAGCCAGTGGTTTGCCAACGCTGATGTTATCGAGGAAACCGATATCACCACTGAGGAAGCGGCCCAGTTCGGCAAGCGTCAGAAGAAGTCTGACGAGAACGCACAGTAAGTTTATCCACCCAACAAACACATAACAAATAAGGAGTATCACAATGAATATCATCAACAAGTCTAATAATGTCGTATCCGCTTTTGACCTGTACAAGCTGGTTCAGTCCCCTGAGCGCAAGAAGCTGACCGATATCAAGGGCCAGACCATTGAGCTGGACAAGTGGGTGCTGTACACTGAGCCTGGCAAGGACGGCAAGGAAATGTCCCTGCTGGCCCTGTCTACCGTTGATGGCACTGCCTACTGCACCAACTCTGCAACGTTCTGCCGCTCCTTTGAGAGCGCTGTGGCAACCTTTGGTCAGTTCGGTGAAGAGTTCCACAAGATTCAGGTCACCACTGGCACGTCCAAGAACGGACGTGATTACATCGACTGCGTTGTGGTCGGTTAATCAACAGCATGAACAACTAATTAAGAAGAAAGGCGAAGTTCTTCTTAAATAAAATCACTTACAGTATCCCGGCTGGTGGCCAATTCACTGGCCGGGATTCTTTTATAAAGGAGATGAACAAATTATGAATCATCGCCAACAAGTAGCCGCTATGCACGCTAGAGAGCTGGCAAAGGCCAAACAGCAGTTGTTGCTCAAGGTGAATCAGTATATTCAGGAAGTGCGTGCAGATGGTGGCAATGCTGAGGTAGTGCCTCAGTTACAGCGCCTTATAAGACTTGGTAGTTATCGGTTGCGTGATGTGCAAAAAATGCGAGAGATTGCTAGTGACCCTAAAAAAGTACAGGATTATGTTTATGCAGTCAACGCCAGTGGTGAGCCTATTTCTGGTGAGAAGGCGGTTGAACGGTATGTGAGATATTCAACAAGCCCTATTTATAGAGAACCAGCAAAAGAAGTTGATATGATGGTTGACAACGTTGCAACTACAGTTGAACAGACTTTTGTTGATTTGAATGCTTATCAGCAATTTGAGAGTTTCTTGCATGATGTGTTATCATCACCAGAGAACACTATTGGGGATAGCTGGTGGCATATTGCGCACTCTGATTGGGATTCACCCGGTTATAGAGGTGATAGGAACTATGGCAAGGTTGAAATGGTAAAGCAGAACATGGACAATATTTTGGAAATGCGTTCTGCCTTGGAAAACCTTATAGAAAAAGAGGGTGTGCATGAAGCGGCGAAGAGAATTGCTGATAACTATGCCAAGTTGCAAGAAGCATCTATTATAGCATCTATTGGCTATAAAGAAGCGGCTGGTAGTGCAATTCAAGATGTACTATTGATTTTGTTACCGTCAGATAGACAGCCCGGCAACATCAGGCACAGAATGAGTGATATGCAGGATGTGTACGAGGGTCAATACGACTATAACGATTATGGAGAATGATATCTAATGTCACGTTCCGAAAAGTGGCGAACTTTCAGTGCTGACTTTGAGACAACAGTTGAAGAGAATACGAGACAACAGACAGCGACTGAGGTGTGGAGTGCCGCTAGTGTTGAACTGTGGACTGAGAACGTTATGGTTTTCCATTCCATTGGTGAGCTGTATGAGTATTATGTATCACTGGATGAGAACATTGTGGTATACTTCCACAACCTCAAATTTGATGGAAACTTCTGGTTGTCGTATCTACTCTATGACCTCAAATTTAAGCAAGCCTTTGACCCATCACCAGACCAGAAAGGCGGCAAGTTCAAAAAGAACTGGGAAATGCCTGACAGGTCGTTCAAATACGTTATCTCAGATATGGGCCAATGGTACACTATGACTATCAAAGTGAATGGACACTACATTGAACTTAAAGACAGTCTTAAACTACTGCCATTCAGCCTGAAACAAATCGGTATCAGTTTCAAGACCAAACACCAGAAGCTAGATATGGAGTATAAAGGGCACAGATACGCTGGTTGTCCGATATCCCCAGAAGAACTAAAGTACATTGCAAATGACGTTCTAGTTATCAAAGAAGCACTTGAATTTATGTTCTCAGAGGGCCACAAGAAACTGACAATTGGTTCGTGCTGTTTGGATGAGTTCAAGAAGGGGCACACAGTCGGAGGCGATTACAGCACAATGTTCCCAGACCTGTACAAAATACCACTTGACCCAGAAGTTTATGGTTCTAGCACAGCTGGTGAATGGATTCGCAAATCGTACAAAGGTGGCTGGTGTTATCTGGTGAAAGGCAAAGAGTGCAAGGAGTACAGAAATGGTGTAACAGCAGATGTGAACAGCCTGTATCCCTCTGTAATGCACTCTGAATCTGGCTCAGATTATCCTATTGGCAAGCCTAAGTTCATTCATGTTGAAGCAAACGAAGGTGATATCTGGGACGCATACAATTGCCCTATTAAATATGACCCGTTCTGGTTTCAGCCGTTAGAAAAGCCTAAAAAGCTGTGGGAATACGGAAAGTTCTACTTCTTCCGAATTAAGACCCGCTTCTATCTGAAACCCGGTAAGTTACCTTTTGTACAGATTAAAGGCTCTTGGATGTACAAAGGAACAGAAGCACTGGAAAGCTCAGATATTGTTGGCAAAGATGGCATTCCACGCTCCGAATACTATGACATTGATGGCAACTTACACGATACCAGAGTTGAGCTTACATTAACACAGACAGATTTCATTCTACTGCGTGAACACTATAATCTAGTTGATTACGAACTACTTGATTACTGTGAGTTTGATTCAACTATTGGTCTGTTTGACGAGTACATTGACAAGTATGCCGCAATCAAAAAGACAAGCAAAGGCGCTATGAGACAACTTGCAAAACTATTTCTAAACAACTTATACGGAAAAATGGCATCTAGCACGAACAGTTCTTTCAAAGTTGCATTTGAAAAAGATGATGGCTCTGTTGGATTCTATGAGGTGGACGAAAATGACAAAAAACCCGGATACATTCCAGTTGGTTCAGCTATCACTAGTTATGCCCGCAACTTTACCATTCGTGCGGCTCAACAAAATTATTACGGAAAGGACAAGCCCGGATTCATCTACGCTGACACAGACAGTATACACTGTGACCTGTCGCCTGAACAGCTAAAAGGAATTACGGTGCACCCATCAAATTTCTGCTGTTGGAAGCTAGAATCGAGCTGGGATATCGGCTGGTTTGTGCGACAAAAGACGTACATTGAGCACGTTATAGCCGAGGACTTAGAGCTGATAGAAAACCCTTATTACAACATCAAGTGCGCAGGAATGCCAAAAAAGTGCAAAGACCTGTTTGCAGAATCCTTTGACAACAAAGTTGCAGAGGACATTGAGAACGGCATAAATCCAAGAAATGAGGAACAAACACTATCTGATTCTAAACTTACGCCAGAAGAGATTGCATTTCTTAGTAAAACACGCACATTCAAAGATTTCAAGACAGGTTTAACAGTTCCCGGTAAATTGCTTCCAAGAAGAATTAAGGGCGGTGTTTTGCTGGTTGATACTTATTTTACAATGAGGTGATACAATGAGAGTTATTGAGTTGTGGAACGCCTTTGAAGACTGGACACCTTTTACATCTGTTGAGGTTAATGACATTAACGGAATCCATGAATATACATATCACGAAGATGCAATAAGAGACTTCGGCAATTCAAGCGTTATTACGTTTAGCTATAATAGTGTCGATGATAAAATTAGTATTGATTTATAATGAGGTGATATAATGACTATTGAAGAATTTTACCATTCTTGCCAGAACTGTGGCTGGAAAACCGAGTTTGAGCTGTGGAGTTTCTTCACGCTCTTGTATCGTGGGCGGTTTGACCCCATGAAGAACCAGTTCAGAAACCTTCATGTGAGCACGTTTGAGGTTCGTAAAGGCAAAGTAAGAATCCGTGTAAGGGAGTGTGTAAGATGATTACACTAGAGGAACTTTGGTATGCGTGGTGTGACGTTGACGAACACACTGAGGTACATCTGGCCTTTGACGGTGAGGACGAATTTGACACATTCAAGTTCAGTGAGCGGGACAAGTGGCGGCGATATGATAAGAGCATTGTTAAAGTATTTGCCGCTATTCAGCCTGATGGACAGTTCCTTGCCACCAGAGGTGCATTTGATAAAGTTATGATTATTCTGAAAGGGTGATAGCATGGCAGAGTTGCATAAAATTTGTGACCATTCCTATGACCAGCGTACAGGCGGGTGTGATTGCATTAGTTGCAAATATCATATCAAGCACTATCAGCCTGAACCCAAGGACTGGTTTATCTTCCACAAGGTGACAGCGGTAAACGCTGGTGAGTGCTTACAGCAAGGGGGAACTCAGAATGGGTAATGGGATTATCCCTGATGCAAAAGGAGCGGCAGAAGAAAAGCTCAAAAAGAAGCACCTGTTAATCCGTATCCCCGGAGAGAACTATGACAGAAAATGCCTGTCTAAAGATTCACTCATGTATGTTGCATATTCTCTGAACAGAGAGTATGTGCATCTGCCGGGCATCAACGATGGTGCAATCAAAGTTTCATCTCTGTCCAATGATATGCTGAGGTCTAAAGTTTTCATGTACCATATTGACACAAATAAGACGTTCACAGCAATCATTGCTGGTTCTGGGTTTACACTGTGGTACACCAAACAAAAGGAGAACAAAAAGTGAGCGAAGTTATCGTGTTTGCAATTGCGGCATCCTACTCTATTTATATCACTGTGTGCAGATACAAGTATAAACTTGACAAGTCGGTGTATATTTGTGATGCACTGTTAATTCTTGCGGCTCTTTTGTCATTGAGGTGGTAATATGGAAATTATTCATACTGAGAAACTTGAAGACGACAGACGTGTGCTATATCAATAATCAATTGTACATGGTAGTAATGCCAGCTGATAGATACTATAACAGTATGGTAGTTAATCTGGAAACAGGCAAAGTTAAGTATTTTAACTGCCATATAAAGGTTCAGTTGGCATCGTGCATTATTGCTGTAAACGTATAAAAACAAACCCCCTCAAGTCGAACCTAACGGAACGGCAAGAGGGGGTTTTCTATATCCTGTCTCTGAGGTGCACCAAAGCGCATTGCAGATACGAAACTACATAGCGGACGGCTCATCACCGTTGCAAAACCCGCCTGTATCGGTGGTACTGTCTCAGATGGATAAGTTAATTCGCTACGCTCATGCGACATAAGTATGCGCATAGCGCAGATTTGTTTTGTTCACTTCGTGAACTTGTCTTAGTAAGACAGCGCTTTCAAGATAACTTCTTTGCATTGCAGGTTCTTAAACCGGAAAGCGCCACGGTCGAAGAAATACCGCATCTGGTCTGTGAACATCTTGTACGCATTGAGCATAACATAGTTCACTCTATGGTCGTCTGTTGTAACAGCCAGTTTGAACTTGTAAGTCAAGTCTGGTTTATCATCACAGTAAATAACACCTGCGTCTGGGAACTCTCTCAGTCCGTATTCCTTGTTCATGTAGCGGATAGTGCCCAAGTAACGAGAAGCGCCAGTAGGACGCTCAATGAATGCAGAGCTATCGTTCAGGTATACAGCCTGTGTCAAATACCCATCGTATGTGTCTCCGCTGAATGCACTGTTAAAAGCAGATTCAGCCTGAGCCTTAGAAGCGGCATCGACATATCCCTGTTCGAGCACCCAACCAACGCCACGCAGAAAGTTTACGTTGTCATTCAGTCGTGAGCTGATGTTCATTGCGACATAGTATGGATTCAGCAGGGTAACGGGGTTAGACAGCATATAAACAGGAACATACCGAGATTGAGCGCCCTGACCACGAGCAACAGAAGTGTGGATAGACCGGAACTTTTTTACTTCATCTGCACAGTAATGATTTGTCTCGCTCTGGAACTCGTCCATGAGCATTCTGGTGGTATCTGAGAAAAAATGAGAATACTTCTTAATCTGGTCTGCCGCATTGATACTTACAGCATAGCCGCAGGGAACGCCGTCAAGAAACAGTTCATGGTAAATACCAGCGGCCCTGCGCTGAGAGGTCATTTCGTGTCCTTGATAGAACAGAACGCCGATATCCTTAAAGAATTTGTCAGCGCATCCGTCAAGTTCATAGTTGAATCTATACAGTAACATGAACTTCTCTTTGTAGTTGATAAAACGCTTGACGCAATACCGATTGAACCAAGTAGTCTTACCGCCCGAACGGTTGGTGGTACACATATAAATCTCTGGCTTGTTGCCGTTCGTGTCCATCAAAGACAGTAACTTTGTACCGTCATAGTAGTCACTCATTGTCTCAGCTCCTTTTTAGGAATTATTCCTATTTGTTCCACATGGAACATTTTCTCTCTAAAATAATTATATCATACCTACTTCCATTTTTCAACTACCCATGGTATAATAATTATAGAAGCTAGACCGGAAAGGGGGTGAGCTTATGAGTACCGTCTGTTCCGTTCCAGTGGAAGTAAAACTTGCTTTGGCCTTTATGGTGATTGACGTTTTCACCGGAGTGTTGAAAGCTGTCAAAAACAAAGAGTTGAACTCTACAAAAGCAAGGGAAGGAATTTACAAGAAAGCCAGTTTTATCTTGTTCATTGCGTTCGGCTATCTCGCTGATTATGCTATGGACTATGTGAACATGGGTTTCAATTTCCCTGCCGCCGTAACTATCTGCACTTTGGTTATCGTCACGGAAGCTATTTCTGTGCTTGAGAATCTGGGCCAGATTAACCCTGACTTGGTTAAAGTGGTTGCGCCATTCCTGTCTGCACTGAACAAGAAAGAAGAGGGTGAACATATTGAACACTAAATCATATTATGTTTTCGACTACACTCTCAACCCCGATGAACAGCTGTCACCTCATTTCAAAGCGCACGAGTTTCGCTGTTCTGACTTATCCCGTGTCATTGTGCTAAATAAAGCACTTCTTGAACTTCTTGAAATCATCCGCACCCACTACAACAAACCTCTTATTATCAACTCTGCATATCGCACAGTAGCTTACAACAGTTCACTCAAAAATTCCAGCCCTAAATCACAGCACATGTTTGGCAACGCCGCAGACATTTATATCTCCGCCGTTTCACCGCTCAAGTTGTACTCGTGGCTCAATTCTAAATACCCTAATTCGCTTGGACTTGGTATTTATGACACCTTTGTTCATGTGGATGTAAGAGAGGGAAAGTCACGATGGGACTATCGAACGACCACTAAATAATTGAAAGGAGCAAATTATGGAGCTTGCCGATTTCAATGCCAAGACACAGGAGCTTATCAAGCACTTGGGAGATAACGCAGACCAAGGCGAAGTAACCAACATCTTGGCAGAACTGACCACTGGTTTTAGCGAAGAGGTTGCCGCAAAAGCAACTGCCCTTCGTAATGTTGATGACCTTACTGCAAAGAATGCGAAGCTGAAAGAGGACAACATGAATCTCTTCCTTCGTGTCACTGTGCCGGACGAACAGCTCAAACCACCTGTTCGTCCAGAAGAGGACAAAGACCCCATCAACCGCCTGTTTACCAATGGCCGACTTAACCTCAAGGGTTGATTTGCGAAGCAAATCTTTCCCAAACCATAATTCATCTCCCGCACGAGCGGAAGCGAGTTATGTTAAACATTTAGAAAGGATAGTGACAAACTATGGCAACTGCTATCGACATTGTGAACGCAGTCATTGAGACTAGTTCCACGCTGAAAGATAACATTCCTCTTGCTACCAATGCCACTCTTCAGGCAACTGGTGGCGCTATCATGCAGTACACTCCCTTTATGAATGAGTTCATCAATGGCCTGGTGAACCGCATTCTGTTTCAGGAAGCGCACAACATGACCTATGACAACCCCCTTCGCATTTTCAAGGGTGTTGATATCCCCTACGGTACCGACGTGCAGGACAGCATTGCAAACCCTGCTGTTGCTACTCCCTACGACAGCTCTGCAATGAGTGACGTTCTGTCTCCTGCTTCTCCTGACGTTAAGACCGTGTATTACCGCCGCAACCGGCAGGACAAGTACAAGGTTACTGTCTATGATGCCGTTCTGGCTGGCGCTTTCACCAACGCCGATACCTTCAACAACTTCGTCTCGATGATTCTGAACACCCTGACCAGCGGTGACAACATCGACGAGTTCACGCTGATGAAAGGTGTTGTTGGTCAGGCTATCAACGATGGCAACATCAACAAAACCACTCTGGCCGCTGGTGCTGACCACCGAGCTTTTGCTGAAACCCTTGTCACCGACCTGCGTGCCAAGTACCTTCAGTTCCAGTTCCCCTCTACCAAGTACAACTGCTATCAGAAGATGGCTACCGCTCAGGGCATTGCAAACGCAACCCCCCTGACCACTTGGACTTCTCCTGACCGTATCAGTGTTCTGGTTCGTGCTGACGTTGCCGCCTTCACTGACGTTGAGGTTCTGGCAAAGGCATTCAACATGAGTAAGGCTGAGTTCCTTGGTCGTCAGGTGATGGTTGACAGCTTTGGTGATACTGGTGATGCCGCTAAGACGCTGGCAATCATCGCAGACAACACCTTCCTGCGCACCCACGACAATCGCTTCCAGATGGCCGAAACCCCGTACAATGCAAGCACTCTGAGCCGCACCTACTTCCTGCATCACTGGGAAACTATGGCTTGCAGTCCGTTTGCTAATGCGTGGGCATTCACCGAAGAGTAATCTTCATAACGTAACTGCTCCATAATTTTCTCTCTTACGGTAGCTGGTTGAGCTTTAGACCAGTGAGGGCGGGACAGGGGCAAGAGAGGTACAAATTATGTTTACACCAACAACTGCTTTAAGGCTACTCGACACTCCGCTCGAGAGTGATTACAGAAATACGTTGTGGTTTCCTGACCGAGAAACACAAACTGCCTATTTCTTAGGTAAAACAATTAAAACCTACGAGAACTTCCAGTACATTAAAAAGAATAACACTATTGTTGTGGACGGCGAAGTGGACTTGCTTTATAACTGCAACTACATCATGTACCAGAACAACAACTTTACCAATAAATGGTTCTATGCTTTCATTGATAGAATCGAATGGGCAAGCAACAGTTCCGTAAGACTGTACGTCAGCACAGACGTTATCCAGACTTGGTTCTTCGATATCACATACTATGACAGCTATGTTGATAGATGCCACAGTGATACTGATGTTGCCGGAGATAATATTGTGCCTGAAGATTTTAGCGGTACAGGAAACGGCGGCTATTATCAAGTTGGCAGTCAAGACTTAAAACCGGACTGGGTTACAGTATTTGCCACTTCTGATTATACCGGAAACCCACTTCCGCCTACTGACTTAAATGGCCTTATTTCCGGCGCTGGAGCTGTCAGAAAAAAGTATGACAATGCTTCTCTTACAAACTTGCTCAATGGCTATGTCAAAAATGGCACAGCAACAGCTGTTACCAAAATACAACAATGGCCCGCAAACCATGATGCAACTATCGCTTATGCAAAACACCCTTCGCATATTGACGTAAATGGAATAAGCTATACGCCAGTAAATAAGAAACTGCTTTCCGGTGCCTTTCTTACAGCTTATGCCCAGATGATGGGGCAAGAAATTGAGTTCAACCCTGAATATATCAACGGCTCAAACATTAACGGCAAAATCGTAGTTGATGATACTTCCGGCTTAGTCGGTTTCATTATCACCAATTATAGCAACACCAACATTGCATCTATGTCCATGGCAGTTTCAATTCCTGAAAGCCAGTGGGGTTATAATCAGTATAAGAATGACTACAACTTGCACAGTGCATCAAATTCAATTATGATACAACGCAATAAAGAAAATAGACGCTACAACCTTTATCAAGGGGCATTGAGCGGAGCTGGTGGAGCCTTGCAAGTCATTGGTGCTGGCGTAGATTTAACAAATCCACTAACATGGGCAAAAGGAAATGTAGGTAGCGCACTTAGCCAAGGAATCTCAGGCGCATCCACTGTACTTAATGCGGCTCGTGAAACAGGACAAATTCAAGCTGGTATTGACGAGATTACACAAGACCTTACCGCTATTTCTGAAAACTACAATGCCCCTGCTACTGGCGGTGTGGCTCAAAGCAACATTTACATCGCTGGCAAAAAGACTGCCTTGTCTTATGGATTCAAGACACCGCCACTTGATATCTTAAAGCGAATTGACAAGTTCCTCACTGTCTACGGCTACAAACAGAGCGAATACAGAGCAATCAACCTTCATACTAGAGCCAGCTGGACTTACATCAAAACAAATGGCTTAAATGCTAGTGGTGAATTTCCTGACGATGATATGAACATTATCAAGCGTGCATTCAATAACGGCATATTCTTCTGGGTTTACACTGCAACATACGGAAACTTCGGACAAAACAATGCTATTGTATAAGGTGGTGATTATATGGCAAACTCAGCGGCAGAAACGCTAAAAGAATTTAAGTCTGCGTCAACTGCCAGCAATGCCGTATACGCCACCTTAAAAGTGCAGTATACTGGTTCATGGATGGACGATATTCAGCAGATTTCAACAATGTGCGGCGTACCTGTCCAAACGCTATTACAGCTGAACCCTTGGCTGACTTCCAATAACTTTGTTGCCAATAACCACGACTATATCACAATCAAAATAACTGCTGGTTCACCCAGAACTGGCGGCAGTAATGCGCAAAATAACGTTACTGGTTTTTACAGTACTGATGAATGGTTTCATCCACTAGGCGTTGGAACTTGGTATTGCACTACTGCTTTCAGTACTTCTCACTCTGCTATTGACCTTACTACTGGAACACCTGGTCAGATTGCTGGAAAACCAATCTACGCTGTAAAAGCTGGCACAGTTGTACAAAGCTATTCATCAGATTCGTGGGGAAACACCGTTCTAATTCGTCACGGTGATACAACGGATGCTTCCGGCAATTGTTACTATACTCGTTATGCCCACATGGAAAAGATTGGCCCATCTACCGGAACTAAAGTTTCACAAGGTGACCAACTTGGTACAGTAGGCAACACAGGAAAATCTACCGGATATCACCTTCACTTCCAGATTTACTTTACTTCTGCAACTCGCACAGACTACACTAACTTTGATGGCGGCAAAGTAAGTCATACTTTTAGTGTAAATCCTAACGATATCAAAGACTTCCCCGGAATCCCCTATACAGCCGGTCATTACAGTCAAGTCGAAATGCACAAAAGTCCATACGTCACTGATGCTGATATCAAAGTAATACAGGGGGCGGCATCTGAGGACGGCACTGTTACCGAATCTCAGTTCAACGAAACTGTAAATGGAATCGCTGACAGAATCATTGCCGCAAAGAAAGTTGACCCTTCCAGTGACTTGGCAAAACTTATTAAAGACTACGTTAAAGCACAGTTAGATGGCATCAAAACAAATGCCGCTGGATACGCTACTGATATCCTTACAACTGGTGATTTCAGCGGAGTTCTTAGCAAGTTTTGTTCTGACGTTGTAAACAACTCAATCTGGTTTGTTGAAAACAAAATAGACAACCTTCTACAATATGCTATCTCCGTTGGACAGCAAGCCGCCCAGAACGAAATTAACCAAGCAAAAACACAGCTAAAAGACTGGATTGTAGACGTTACTAAGATTGACCGTAACTCTGAACTAGGAGTGCATACTCTTAATCTCCTTGATTCTTATGTTGACACTATTGTTGCAGACGGCTGGCAAGCAGTTACTACTGCGCTCACAACAGGTGATGTAAAACTAGCCGCTGGTCAATTCTTGGAAGTCACCAAAAGACAATCAATCGACTATGTTTGTGAACTTGGTTCCCATGCACTAGCAAATGCAATTACTTCCTACATTGGCTCTCATTCACAAAGCACAGAACTTAGTCAGATTGCCGCAGACTTAGCGCCGGGTATCATTAACACTATGTGCCAGTCAATTGGCGGTGTTATGAAGGGCGATATCTCTATCGAGCAAGCGGCTAAAAACGTGCTGGTTCAAGTTGTATCCACAGTCGCTACCACAGTTGTTCAAAAATATCTTGTTCCCGTCGTATCTAACTGGGTTGTTACTGGTTTAACTACTCTTGCAGTAAAGATCGCTGGGTCACAGATAGGCGGACAAATTGGAGCGGTCATTGCTGGCCCTGTCGGCTATGTTGTCGGTGCTCTTGCCAGTGCTGGTGTTAGCTGGCTTATAAACTCTATATTCGGTTAAGAGGTGATTCTAATGTACAATTACGATAACGAACTCGCAGACAAACAAGCATCACACGCCGCTTACGCTGACTATTACTTTCGCCTTAAATCCCTTGCTTGTACAATGTTTAAGTGGGAAGGACTGCCTGACAGCGTGAACGAGCGATATCTTGAATATTGTCTGTTCACCTACGGTAAAGCCGTTTTCTTCAACCATGCCACCCGTGGCTATATGTGCCTGAATGGCGCTCTTCGTGGAATCAACTTCTACAATGAGCCTATGTACATCAGACCTATCAGCCCTGTGGAAACGTTCCCCGAATACGATATGAATGACTGCGTGCTTATCAGGAACACGCCTGATATGTACCCAACTTTCCTTACCACTATCCGTTACACACAGGACTTGTACGATATCGACCAGACTATCAAAGTCAACATTGGCGCTCAGAAAACTCCTGTCCTGATTCTTACTGACACCAAACAGAAACAAACTGCACAGGCTGTATATCAGAAGTACACTGGCAACGCTCCTATTATCTACGGTATGAAAGGCACGTTTGACCCGGGCAGTTTCATGGTGCTCCGCACTGATGCACCGTTTGTCGCTGGTCAGTTACAGGATATCAAGATTACAAAGTACAATGAGTATCTGTCTTTCCTTGGTATCGGCATGGCAGACTTCAAACGTGAACGGCGAGTAACTGACGAAGTTAAACAGTTTGACCAGCAAGCTAACGCTCTTTCAAACATTGGGCTGTCTCAACGTAAACACGCTTGCAAACTTATCAACGATATGTACGGACTTAACGTATCTGTCCGACTGGCAAATGAACCGTATATTACTGACGGCTATAAGTACAGCAAAAATGCTACCACTATCTCCTATGTGCGAGGTCGTGGTGAAGATGATAACGGGGGTGAGGAATAATGGCAACGTATACCATTGAACTTGGTAAACTGCTCACTCTTGATGGGTTTGACATTGGCATGAGAGATTATCCTCTTCCGTCTTTTCTCCGTTCTGCTGGTGATATGCAAGCATGGAGAGAAGCTCTGAATCAGAAAATCATTAACCACTACTATTTCAACGAGATTTGCTGTCTGCCACCTGACAGGTTCAAGCTCTTCCTTAACAACACTCTGTGCGAGAAAATGCCATACTTCAATCTGCTGTATGATGCTATGGCTGAAAAATGGAACTTCTACACAGGTGGCACTCTCAATGAAGTTATCAAAGCTGACGGCACTAGTTCGGATAACGGTACGAAAACTGGTACTGATGTGCTTGCTAGAACTGGTATTGATACCACTGTCAATAGCAGTACCCAAAACAATTCTCATAACGATTACACCCTCAATGTTAATTCTGACACTCCTGCTCAGATGCTCAACATCGAGAGTGATATCGCAAATAACACCTACGCTTCCTCTGCTAACAAAAATAAAAATAACGGCACTAACACAGGTAACAGTACCAGCACAGATACCACCACTTATAACAGCAAAGAAACAACCACATTCGATGAACACACCACAGCAGACAGACAGCACAATGACAACCGGAACAGAACTGTGTCTGGCTTGAATAACAAGTCTTACGCAGAACTGTTCAAAGAATACTCTGAATCTGTACGCAATCTGGATTTAGAGGTTATCGACAGTTTGAAAGATTGCTTCATGGGAATTTTGTAAAGGAGTGTAACTATGGTTAATTTCATTCAGGCCGCTGACAGCAAAATCAAAATCAATGAAGACGTTTCCTACCTGCTGAACGATGCACTGCACGTCAATGCTGTATTCACTGCTACCGGTGCTGTCACTGCTGACAACCCTATCCTGCGTGTAAACCTGCCCAACGTTGGCACTCATGCTGAGATTAACTGGTACAACACCGCTTCTGAATATGCCCCCAGTGCCGCCGCAACCGTCAAGAACACCACCAGTTCTGTAGACGGTCTGCACAATATAACCATTCAGCTGGGTGCGGCTACTGCCGAATCTCAGGAGTACCACATCGAAGGCTGGATTGAACTGCCCTGAAAGGGGTGATAATTATGGATTTAGTCTCGTGGGCTAAATTCTTGAGCGCCCTGCTTAGGTGGGTGCTCGACTACTTCCATCTGTAAAGGGGGTGTCACTATGCCACTTTCTACTCTTACTCCGTTGCCATTCCTGCCTATTCCGGGTAAGTTTGACCTGAATACTTTCCTTCCAGGTTCTAGCGACTATGAGATTCTGGCACGAGTTGTGGAAACCTACAACAGCGCTGTTAAACAGTTCAATGAAATTATCACCTTCTACTCTCAAATCGACCAGATAGAAGAAAAATTTCGGAAACAGCTGAACGACTTTGAAAACAAAGTCAACACCGAGAACAAAGCATTTAGAGCTGATATCAATGCAAAAATTGAACAGCTTGACAAAACCGTGCAGGAGTGCTACAATGAGATTCAGAAACTCATTAACGGTGACTATATCGAAACTTATGTACAGGCTCTTGCAACGTGGATTGACAACAACTTACAGGTAATGGTTTCCAAGATTGTAAAGTATGTGTGGTTCGAGGTTGACGAGAACGGCTACTTTATCGCTTGGATTCCTAATACTTGGGACTTCATTGACTTTGACACAGACATGAACCCTGATTCTGAGGACTATGGCAAACTTGCTTTGCTGTGGGAACCGGAAGTTGTACAGTAACTTTGACGTGTGATAGGCACTCTTCAATCCTATCGGGAGGGTGAATCAGACATTCTGGTTCAATGGGCGGACAGTTTATTATATGGAAGGGGTCTATAATATGCCTATTAAGAAGTACATCGGTGCTCGTTATGCTCCTAAATTCATGGGCGCTTGGGATAAGACCAATGAGTATGCCGCTCTGAGCGTGGTGTATACCAATGAGCAAAGCTATGTCAGCCGCAAGACTGTTCCTGCAAACACTGAGATTACCAATACTGAGTTCTGGATTAAGAGTGCAGACTGGAACGCTCAGGTTACGCAGTACAATCAGAACGTGGAGCGGTATGAAAAGGAAGTTCTGAAGTACTCTGACACTGTAAACGCCCTTGTCGGAAAAACTGTGTACGCATACAACACGAAGGACGATATGGCCGCAGACAAGCGTGTACAGCTCAATGACACTCTTATGACGTGCGGCTATGCTGAAGTCAACGACAAGAAGGGAAGTTTCTATAAAGCTGTTGCTAGTACTAGTGCAAAAGCTATTGCACTTCAGAATGACCTTTATGCCGAGCCATTTGAGCTTACGGAAGCAAAGGATTCTGATATCGCAACTCCCCAGCAATACGGTGCTATCGGTGATGGCATTGCTGATGACACTGCCGCTATTCAGGCCGCATTGAACAGCGATAAGGGTATTGTCGTTATCAAAGCTGGCACTTATAACGTTAAAGCCACTCTCAGCATTACCAATAACGTGTGTGTCTATATGGCTAACAACGCAATCCTTAAAGCAACTGCTGACATGGATAGTGTCATTTCCATTGACAACACCAACGTACCAGCTGGCCCTACTGCGCTGTCTAGCTACGTCCATTTCAGCATCAACGGCGGTCAGATTGATGGCAACGGCAAAGCCAAGTATGGCATTAAGGCTACACAATATCACCGTTCTTCCGTGAAAGGAATGAGCATCTTCGGATTCACTACACACGGTATCCACTGCAAAGACAGCGGCACAGAAACCGGAGCTTACTTCACTGGTGAAAACTTGACTATTATCGGCAACAACTCCGATAATAGTATCGGTATCTACGCACCCGGCAATGACGAAGTGTGGAATCAGGTGAGCGTTATTAACTGCAAACTTGGTTTCCAGTGTGGCGCAAATCATATTATCACTGACTGTACTACTTGGAGAACGTCCAAGGAGTATTACAGTGACAGTTTCGCAATCCTTATCGGCGGCGATAACTGCCTTATTTCTAACTTTACCTGTGACAGCACCAACTACTTTATGAATATTGGCCCCTCGGTAAACAGCGTAGTAATTAACGGACTGAACTTTGCTCAGGCGTTTACTGATACCAGTGAAATGATTGGCATAACATTCAGTTCTGCTAATGACAACTGCGCCGTATCTATCACAGGCGTGAACGAAGGTAATAACAGCGTGGATCTTCTTGTGAACACCAAGAACGAAAAGAGCACTGTTATTGGTCGGCATGGTACTAAGTCGTACCCACGCGAAATCGCACCGCTTACCAACGCTTCTGGGTGCGGCAGGTTCACTGAGGACAATGCAAAGAAGGTACTGGCACGCCTTTCAAACGTTGGCATTACTGCAACATCTGTTATGATGTTCGCATGTGACACCGCAGGACACTGTTGCTACTTGTTCTGGAACGGAGCGGCAATGACGCAGACTGACGTTGTATCAGGCATTGCAACGAACAATCAGGGCACAATCAGCGGTACTGGCAATGTGTCTGAGACTGTTCTGTGGTACGGCTAAATAATAGTGAGGAGACGCGAGGAACGTCTCCTCTTTATTTTTTTGATAC